GAGCAGGGGCGTGAGCAGCCTGCGCTCGTCGACGGCCTGGCCGATCTCGAATCCGGCCAGGTACTCAAGCAGGTTGGTCCTCATCTGCGCGACTCCCGTCGACGGAAATTCGTCGAAGATCTTGAAGGAGACCGTTACGGCCAGCGGCACTCGACGTACGCGCCGGAACCGTATCGCCTGCGTTTGTCCTGGTGATATTTCCACGTTCTCGGTGACGTCGCCGGCCGTGGCGATCCCGACCGGCTTGACAGCGGCTATGGCTGCAGCTATGTCGCTCGCGGCGCCGCCGTCCACCACCGTCATAACCGACCTCGCCGGGATCTGGATCCCCTGTACGGTGATGGCCGCAGCCGTGGTGTTGTCCCTCGTAATACATTGGGTGACGCCTGGCACGGCCAGGACCCGGGCCCTGATGGCCTCGAGGCTGCTCCTGGCATGGACGGCCACCTCGCCGCGGTACCGCTCGCGGTACTCCGAATCGCTTTCTACGGCCCGCCCGGGCATGGCGGCCGCCGCATTGGTCGCCGAGGTCCATCCGGGGATGACGTCGACGATTCCGGTAAGCTGGCCGGCTTCGGCCTGTATGTGTCCAACCTCCTCCGACCTGAAGAGCTGGTCCACGGATCCGCCTGCCGGGATCACGGCATCGGCGGTGGACGCGAAGACGGCGTTATCCATAGTCCTGACGCGGCTACCCGCGGGGACGATCGTGCCCTGGGTGCCGGCTAGCGTCACGGTAACACTGGACCGCTCGCCAGGGATCCGCTCGATGCCGAACAGGGCGCCTATGTCATCGAGCTGGCGACCCGCGGCCGTGTCCGGAGACAGGCCGTTGGCCACGTATACGCCCAGCTCGTCGGTTTCGGCGAAGACGAGGGCCAGAATGCCGATGAGTTGCCCCTGGGGCGTTTCCGAATCCAGGTTGATGGTGGATCCGAAGGTGTCCCTGAACAGCTGCTCGAGCAGCTCCACGTACCCCGTCAGGTCGCGGGGGGCTATGCCAGTGTTGTTAATCGTCGCCATTAGAAATGGTTCCTTACCATCAGTGATGGTTCCTTGCCATTACTCGTTGACTCCTACTGTGACGTCGCCCTCGGCCGTATGGACCGTGGCGCTGTAGCTCATCTTGCGCGCCTGCGTATCCAGCTCGATCTGCACGCCCGAGACGGACTCCACGCCGTCGACGGCCCTGATGGCATCGGTCAGGATAGTCGAGACTACGCCTACCAGCGCCGGACGCACGAAGACGTCGGTCAGGTAGGATACGCCGGCGTGCCTGTTCAGGTACCATTCGCCTGCGCCGAACCTGAGCGCCTCAAGCACCCGCTGCCTTATGTCCTCGAGGTCTTCGACCACGGCCAGGTCACCCCGCTCGTCGAGGTGCAGATCCTGCTCCGGGGCATTGGAAAAAGCGGAAAGTGTCCTTGCCATTTAGGAAATACTCCCCCCAGCCAGTGGCCCGCCGCTGGACGGGCACGTGCCCGTTACCAGGGCGTTGTCCGCGATTTCGTCCAGGATCTCTTCGACGATGATGTCTATGGCCGTCTGCCTGGTGGCTGCCGCCACGTCGTTCTGCCCCTCCTGTACGGGGAAGGAGGAGTCGAGCCTGGTGATGATCGCGTTCCTGCAGCGTGTCTTGTCCAGCGGCATGATTATTCCCCTTTCGTCTTCTTGGTGACGTCGGATCCCGGCGTCAACGGGGACAGTATGGTCGGGATGGCTGTCGGTCCCATGGGCGTCTGGTGTATGTGCGTGTTGAACTGGTCGCGGACGAACGTTTTGGTAGCCAGCTCGTCGCCCGACTCCCCGCCCAGGTGCACTTTGTTCGACGATCCCACGTTGACGACCACATCGCCGTCCGAGCGGACCAGGATGTTCGTCTCGCCCGCGTGGATCTCCACCCGGTCATCCCGAAGCCTGACCGATTTGGTGCCGTCCTCGGTCTGCCAGGCGGCCGCGGCCGTATCCGCCGGCGTTATCTGCAGGGGGCCGAAGCCGGGAATAGCCACAGCGTCGGACTGGTCGTGGAACCGGCCCATGGACGGCGTAGCCAGCTCGAAGGTTTTCTTGAAAGCGGTCAGGCCTCTTTCCGAAAACATGAGCCATACGGGATCCCCTTCGGCCATGGGGAACGTGAATGTGAACCCGCCGCCGGAAGGAAACACCACCGGTACGTTGACCAGCGGGGCCTTCTCTACCTCCTTCCCGTCGGTGCGCACCTGCTTTAAAGCGAAACGCACTTTCGCCCTCCGCGTTTCTGCGTCGTAGGTCTCCACGATTCCGGGCAGGCACGTGTGGAGTCCCTTGCGCCACTGGGACAGGATGAACCTGAAGACGGACGTGATGTTGTCCCAGGTAATTTCGTTGTTCAGGCTGCTCACGGACGTCTCCTCAGGTCACAGGCCTCAGTTCCGCCACCGTGTTGAACGGACCCTCGCGGTTGTCGCCCTGGTGGACCAGGGCCACGACCTTGTACGCCTGGCTGCCGCGCTCGTCGTCCTCTAGTCACCGAATCGATCCGGACGCGGGTGTCAATCTTGAGCCTGGGATCCAGGAGGGTGTCCAGGCGTATGCCCTTGTCCGTGACAGTCGGCGTGCCGATCATCCCGGTGCGCTCGTTTACCTGGACGCCCTGGGGGCGATCGTCGGCAGAGGAACCAATCTTGGTGACGCCGATAACGCCGTCGGTTTCGTAGTAGGTCAGGCCGTAGGGCTTCACGATGTACTCGAGTAGTACCCGCGTCTCTTCGTTGTAGGTGAAATCCGTCTCCGTCGCGTCCTCCGGGATCAGGTCGAGGGGCCCGACGTCGAACCCCATGGATTTCACGGCGTCCGAGAAAATCGTCCGCACGGACGTCTCGCCGGCGTAGGTCCTGTTGAATACGGCCCTGGCCTGCCGCACGGCCATTCCTCCGATCAGGACGCGCGTAATCCTGTCGAGCTCATGGCGCACGCGCTCCACGCGGCGGACGTCGCCGTCGAATATCTGCGCCATCTCGCCGTCGTAGCCGGCGCGGATCTTCACCCGCTCGCCCCGGGTCCTTATGCGCTCCTCCGACTGGGGCGTGAGGTTGTAGACGTCCACGAAGCCGTCCGCGGGCGCTCCGCCCACCTCGCGGCGGATTCTGAACCGGATGTACAGGTCCCTGATGACGACCTCGCCGGGGATCCGGACGTCGGGCAGTACGCCGGGGTCCTCCTCGAAACCGAAAGCATTCACGGCCGCGGGCCCGGCGCTGAACTCCTCACCGCCGATCTCCACCTCGAGCTCGCGCAGATATCTCATTGCCATTTCTAATGATCCCTACCCATTAAAATGGTCCCTGGCCTTCAAATCTTGCCCCGGGACAAGATTTGGCCTGCGGCCGGCTACGATGTGTCATGGCCACCTTCAGGTGATTTCGCCGTCCGCGAGGTATATCAGCCTGTGCGTAGTCGTCCACGCCTCCGGCCCCATGTCCCCGGCGCCCTCGACGATGAGATCGCCGGTGAAGTCGGCGACGATCAGCGCCCTGATGGGATATCCCATGGGCACCAGGCGTACGCTTGCGATGATCGGCGTGCGGTCCAGCCTCAGAATAGACAAGTACCAGTACCCATCCAGCGGTTGGTACCATGCCGTCATGCGTACGTTCTGCCCGTCGAGGATCGTCCGGAACGTCTGCCGGGGTGCATTGCTGAGCGGTATCACCTGCGCCATGTGGCATTGCCACCTTTCTAAGAAACCATCATCTGAAGGTGGTCATGCCACCCCCGATGGTTAGAATCCTATCCTTCTCCTGAGCACGCCGGCGCGATCGCTGGCGTCGCGCACGAACTCACGGACCGGCTCTGGCGCCGGCACGGTTCTGGCTGCGAGATCTCCGTAGTCCCGCAGCGACGGCCGCAGGGCTGCCGGACCGTCTTCAACCACGTTGTCGAGGCTTATGCGGCTCAGCTCCGTATCGGTGAACAGCACCTCGGCCAGGTCGATCGTGAACCGAAGCGACCGGTGCCCCGTCGTCGCGTCCACCGGCGCCACGGCCCGGACGATAAGCATATTCCTGTAGGTCCGGAGCGCAGTCACGACGGTGATCGGGGTGCGGTTCTCCATCAGCTGGATGATCTCGCCCCAGGTGTCCGCCGGCCGGTCCACCGAGTTGGTTCTTCTAGATACGATCCCGCTTACGACCGCCCCCAGGCCTCCATCCCCCAGGGTCCGCTCGTTGCCTCTGGCCGGCAGGAGGTCGGACACCCAACCCTGCAAGCGCAGGTGCTCGCGGCGCTTGACGGCATTGTCGGTCAGCTCGTTGCCGGATTCGACGGGGTGCTCAGTCGTGGCCAGGTCGAGGCGGTGCTCCTCCACGGGGTAGGCGTCGACCCGGTGCTCGAGGACGGGAATCATCGTCCGGGCCTGGCGGAACAGCGCGAAGGAGGGATCGGCAATCAAGTTGGGCATGGGACTACTCCCTCACGTTGCCGTCGAAGTCTTCCACGAGGTTGTTGAACATGTTGCCGAGGCTGTCGTCGAGGGCTGCCTTGATGGTCTCCGGATCTCCGTCGGGCGTCTGTATCACCACCGCGCCCCGATCGACTGTGACGTGCAGGTGGCGGTCGCCGCCGCCTGCGGCCGCCGTGGCCGATACGGGAGCGGGTCCTGCCGGCAGCACGGGCGGCGCTGCGGGCATGGGATTCTGCAGGGAACTCATCAGCTGCTCGGCCAGGCCGGGCGGCAGTGCGGGCCCGAACGGCTCCGCGCTTGGCGCCGCGGGCAGCGCACCCTCCTCCTGGAGGCGCCGGCGGTGGTATGGCGACAGCGATTCCGGATCGCCGGGGCGCGTCGCGCCGGATAACCCCATCAGCCAGTCGTGAAGCGTGCCGGGATGCTCGTAATCCGGAGGCAGCTGCGGGCCTTCTGGGCCGCCGCGCAGACGCTCCTCGTAGCGGCGGATGGAAGGGAAGAGCAGACCGAACCAGTCGGTTTCCATGACCAGGGTTTTGAGATAGTCGAAGATATCTGCGAAGCCCCGCTTGAAGAACTCGGCCAGGATGCCCCACATCGGGGCCTGGACGATGATATCCGCCCATTTCGTCACCATTTCTCCGAAGGCCTTGTTGCCCTCGAAGCTCATCCTGGCATACCCTTCGGCCAGCTCGTCCCACGGATCCTCTCCGATCTGGACGTTCATGGTGAAATCCATGAACTCCCCTGTCCACCTGTCGGTGAGCGACTTGAACCAGGCATCCACGTCGGCCGCGGCGCCATCGAGGGCGGGCCCCAGGCCGGCCAGCTCCTGCTTCAGTCCAGCGAAGATCTCCCCGGCCATGCCTTCGTTCTTGCCGGCCAGCAGATCGCCGAGCCAGGTTCCTTCGAGCTTCTTGCTGATGTCGTCCCAGTTGTACCAGATGCCCAGCAGGGCGCCGCCTATGAGCGCCGCGGCGGCCCACAGCTTGGCGCCCAGGACGATCGTCAGCAGGCCTATAATGGGTTTGAGCACCAGCCCCACGCCCTTGATGAGCGGAAGGAAGCCGCCCAGGAGAATGGACAGCCCCTTGAACAGTCCGCCGAGGCCTAGGAGGACCGGACCCATGGCCAGGCCCGTAGTGATCCACCGCTTCGTCTCGTCGTCCAGCGCCATGAACGCCTCGATGACGCTTCGAATGCGCGTCACGTATCCGATCAGGATGTCGTTCAGCCCGGCGTCGCCCAGGGCGATGACGGCCGTATCCATTGACGAGCGCATGGCGGCCAGCGCTCCGGAGAAACCCTTGTTCATGATGACGGCCTGGCTGACGACCTGGCCTGCAGACTCCTCCGTCGCGTCGGCCATCAGTCTGCCCGCGGTGCCGATATTCTCCATGAGCCCCAGGATGATCGGCGCCGCCTCCGAGCCGAAGGCCCGCGAGATCTCCATGATGCCCGCGCCCCGCTCCTTGAACAGCTCGAGCAGCCCCAGGAAGTCGCCTTGCCCCTTGATGAACTTCAGTTCCCCGATCGAGATGTCGAGCTCTTTCAGTGCGTCTATGGCATCCTCTGGCAATTTCTCCAGGTCGCCCAGCTTGATCATGAACTGCCGCAGGCCCGTCTCCGCCCGCTCCGGCTGTATGTTGATCGCGTTGAGCATGGCGAAGGCGGCGATCATCTCCTCGACGTCGTAGCCGGCAACCCGGGCTGTGGGTCCTATCCTGCTGACGCCGTTCAGGAGTTGGTCGAAGGTGGTGTTGGCGTTGACGGCCGTCCACGCCATGCGATCGAAGATGGCGCCCATGTCCTCGACCGTGAGGCCGAAGGCGCTCATCAGCTTGACGCCCCGCCCCGCGGCGTCGGCCACGTCCAGCTCAGTGGCGGCCACCAGGTCCATGATTTTGGGCGTTAAGCTCATGACCTCGTTTACGGTCAAGCCCGCCTTGCCGAGCTCCCGCTGGGCGTTGATCACGTCCTCGACGTTGATGGTGGTATACCGCGCGTTGTTGCCGATCTCGATCGCCTGCGCCTTGAGCAGGGCCAGCTGCTCGTTGGTGGGCTGCAGGTCCCGCTCGAGGCGGTTGATGCTTTTCGAGAAATCGTCCAGCGGCCGGGCGGCGCCGACCAGCGCCCCTGTGATCACTCCCCCCGCGATTGAGAACCCTCGGGACATGCCATCGAGCTTTTGGCGCACCTGTCCTATGCGGCGCTCGAGCGCGCGCAGCTGCGCGCGGTCCGTACGGAACAGGAAACGGGTTACAAAAGTGTCGATGACGGTCTCAGCCATGGGATTAGTTCCTGCCCCTGCTTGGGGTCAGCTTAGGCTTCATCGCCTCGTAGCGCAGGCGGTCGTTCTCGGCCCGCACCAAAAGGCCCTCGTTCAGGTCGGCGACCTCGTCGAGGGAGAGTCTTTCCCGGATGTCCACGTAACTGCACAGCCCGGCCATTACGGGGGCCGCCAGGTACGGATCTAGGCCCCTCGTTTTTTCCGGGGTGTAGGGGAGGCCTGTTTGAGCACCCGAGAGATCTGTTCGATGATCTCGCGAAAGGAAGGGGAGAAATTTACGCACAGGCTCCGGACCAGTATCTCCATGATGGCGCCGGGTTCAAGGCCGTCGAAGGCCATGTCCTCGGCGCCCTTGAGCTGCTGGGGGCTGGTGGAGGCGCTCGAGAAGTCCACGTACTGGAACATCGTCTCCTGGAGTTTCAGCACGTAGACCGTCGGCAGGGCCATAACGATGCGGAGGATGTCGGGGTTCAGTTCCTCGGGCTTCATCTGGGCGCCAACGGCCTCGCGGATCCCCAGGAGGGTCGTCCACCCCTTCATCGCCGGCATCTTATTGAAGTAGAATACGGTCCCTTCCGCCTGGTCTGTCTCCCCGATCCTGACCTCGGGGTCCATGAGGCCCTCGAGGTTGTTCATGTCTATCATAGGCTCGCTCTCCTTTGAATCCAGAACCTACCGCTGGTGGCTACGTCTGAATCCACCCCTGGTGGCTAGGCCATGGCCGGGCGGCGCGTGGTCTTGACGCCGTCGTAGTTGGGCAGGATGGACTCGAAGTGGATCGTGAACTCCCTGGCCGGCGCCGTGTCGTTGCCCAGCGTCTGCCCCATGGGCGACATCTGCATGTGCCCGCGCTCGAGGCGCACCGAGGCGCCCGTCTGCGTATTGGTGACGGTGCCCGAGAACTCGACCACGGTCCCCCGCAGGATCCGCGAGAGCTGCTGGAAGAAGAACTGGGTCGACGGGCTGTTCGCCAGGAACTTGAACACCACCTCGCCGCCGCGGAAGGCGGTCGACGAAACCGACTTGGTCCCGTCGGGCCCTATGATGTAGTTGGCGAGCTGGTTGTCGGGGAACTGCAGGGCGTCGGCCACGGCCGCCCACCCTTCGCACTCGTGGCCGTTGATCCGGACCACGGTATGTTCGAGCGATACGTTGTAGGACATCTAAGTTTCCTCCAGGCTAATGTGGATAACTGACGTCAAATCTTGTCCCGGGGCAAGATTTCACCCTTCGCGGGGAGCAACGGCCGCGGGCCGCCAGGACCATTGCCCCCTGCTAAGGACCACTGCCCCCTGCTAAGGGCTATTGCTCGAGCGTTACGTCGATGGCGAGCTCGTGAATCGCGCCCGCGCCCTTGACGAACACCTTGACGCCGGGCCCCGTGCGCGTGCTGCGGTCCGCCTGCGACTGGCTAGCCACAGATTCCACGTGGACCAGGTACCCGGTGGACAGGAAGCCGTCGAAATCGGTGTTGCCGGTGACGCGCCGGATCTCGGAGCGCAGGGCCGCGCTGACCGTGTTGGGCGCTATGCCCCCGTTGGTCACGCCGCGCTCGCAGACGCCGATGATGGTGTCGCGGACGGCCTCGGCGCCTTCGCTCGTGTACGGGATCACGCCGGTGCCGATGAACAGCTGCTCGACCTCGCGGCGTAGGGTATCGGAGAACCAGTCGATCCAGTACTGCGCATCGATCCACGTGCCGAAACTCGTGCCCTGGGCGGTATACCTGGTGTAGTGGTTGATGCGCTTGCGGTCCAGCTCCGCGATCTGGGTGACCGTCAGCTTGTCGGCGGTCGTGCCCTGGATCCGCTTGAACTTGCCCGTGATCTGCCCGCCAGGCACGTCGAAGTCGACGGAGCTGAATATCCCGCAGTACCCGATCCCCTTGTCGTCGCTTCCGTAGATCGCCGAGACGTCGTTGTTCCGCTTGGCGCTCATGACGGCGCCGATGGACGAACTCTCGCCGGCAACCAGGACCGGGTCTCCGGACACGTCGAAGATCAGTTGCTTGGCCTCCTGTGCGGCCACCCATGTCGCTACGGCTTCGATGTCGGCCTGCACAGCCGATATGGCCGAAGTGACGGCCACCCAGTAGAAATCCACCAGCGATCCGGCGATGCGAGCCAGAGCCGTGTTGAAATCCTCGGCCGCGGCCACCCGGGCCAGTATAACCACGTCGTCGCCGGTAAGGCCGAGGGCGGTGGCAGCGCTGCCGGCGGCAAAGCCGGTGGTGATCGCGATGGTCGACGGGATCTGCACGATCAAGCGCGTGCCGTCTACGGAGATACTGATGCCCGAGAAGTCAGATTCTGCGTTGAGTGCAGCCGCCAGGGTCGTGGCCACGCTAGCCAGTGTCGTGGCCGAAGTGAAATCGGCGGTGACGGAGACGCCGTTGAGCGAAAACGCCGCACTGGCGCCCAGGGCGCGAAGCGCGGTCTGCGCGGTGGCCGTAGCCTCCTGCCCTATGATGATGGTCGGCTGCACAGCCCGCATCGCCGTCCCGATCACCAGGTCCTTGGGGTACGGATCCTGCGAGAAATAAACCCCCGCAGCGGCTTCCACTGCGTCCGGAAATCCGGCCGCCGTAACCTGCTGGAGGGAGGAGTAGGCGTTCACGGACCGGATGGCCTGCGCCTGGTCCTTATCCGTCACCGCCGCACTCACGCTGTCCAGTAGCATGGTGACGCCGAAGTCCCTGCTGGGCTCGATTCCCGGCGTGATGCGGGCTGTTACCTGTACGTCTCTGAGTGGCATTTTCTTCCTCCCTGTTGGCTAGAGCCATTGCGGACTTGTGTCCGCTGTGAGCGGCTACGTCATCAAGCAAAGAACAGAATCAGCAGAGTGATGATGTCCTCGAATATCTGTCCGGCGTCGCCTATGCCCAGGATGTGCATGGACGTCAATACGCCCAGGACGGCGACGGCCGCAACCAAACCGATTTTCAGCGGCCGCGGGATATGTTTCACTGATCGCTCTCCCACAGACGGGCCTCGGCCTCACGGCGCCTGACCAGCCCCTCGAGTACATGCCCGTCGCCGTATATCCACCTGCGCAATTCGCCGGGCACGGCAGCTTTGTCTCCTTCGTTCAGCTTGCGGAGCAAGGTGCTTTCCACGAAGCGCCCCGCACCCTCGTTGAACACGAAGTCGCACAGGGCCGCCATTTCGTTGGGTGTAAGGCTCACTCCCACGTTGCGGGACACGACCCCGCAGGCAACACGCATATCGATCCTTAGCCACATGAGGGCCGTGGTGGTATCGATCGCAGAGTAACTGCTCAATACGCCGTGACGGAGTGCTCCCGCGATCTTATGGCCGTACCCGATCGTAATCCATCCGTCCGGATCATGATACGGCACAAGGCTCAGCCCTTCGAACCGCTTGGCCAAGTCTACGGCTGCCTGCAGCGCGGGACTGTTCTCCTGGTCCGCGCTCGACCGGTCTTCGGTGCACAGGGATATCAGCAGGGCAGCCCATATACTCGCCACAATCGCGCCCAGGGCAACGTGCGAAGACCTGGTCATCAGAACCTCCTGAGAAACGACCGAACCGCTCCGGAGATCCCCGCGCCTCCGAACAGCTTGGCAGCGTTGTAATGGGGATCGTTCCAGTGCAGCTCCAGCTCGCGAATCATCTCTACCGCCCATATCGTCAAGGCAACGGATACGACCACGCTGATGAGAACCCGAATGCCGTGGTACTGCAAGCCGTACTTTAGCACCGCCAGCTCCTGGTACTGCACCAGGAACTTGGCATCTACGATCTTACCCGCGAAGCCCAGGATCGACCCCAGGTGAGGGAGCAAGGCTCCTAACAGTGCGAACATGTCAGCCCTCGATGACCATGATGGCGATGCCTACCAGCACCCCGGCCACGAAAACGACCAGGGTGGCGAACTCGTACCTCAGCAGGACGAAGGGCACGGTCTCCATGAGACGCCTAAAGGATGACATTCCAGACCCCAGTCAAGACTGCTTTAGCAGCCCACTTAATGACATCCCAGCCGACGATGATTCCGGCCACCAGCCAGGCCGTCCGCTTGAGACTGTGCGGACTGGCAGCGAGCTTCTTGAGCCGGCGGTCCAGCGAAACCTCCAGCCGATCGTGCAGGCCGGAGATCTGGTTTTTGACGAAAGTCTGATCTACCATGCTACGATTTCTCCTCTGCTTCCTTG